CCGATTATATGGTATGAGGATTTATATTCAAAAGATTACGATGTGGCAAAAAAGTCATTCGACGATTTAAATTTGGGAATAACATATGAAGATGTTTTTTTATATATGAATCCAGACAAGAAGTATCGAAAGGATACATATTCATTATTTTAATAATTTACTTTGTTTCCAACCTTACGTATATTTATAGTATAAAACCAAAATTTTTATGAATAGTGTACTTTTAGGTGTTGATTTTGTGGTTAAAAATGATGAAATTTCGTTATTGGAAATGAATACAGATATTAACATTTCATATACCAAAACACCACAATTTGATTTCACATCATTATTTAACTATATTACAAATAATACCTTTACCACACTTCATTTGGTTTATAAAGGTGAGAACGTATCGTCTTTTTTTGTTGACACAATTAAATCTAATTGTACATCAAACGGGATAACATATGAAGAAACCATAATCCCACTTAATAGTGTGGTAATTCCTCAAATTGCTGACGATTCAACCAAACTAATTTTGAGATTGGCGTATAGTTCACAAGCAATTTTGGACGACACATATTGTCGAGATAAGAATGAGTTAATTAACTTACTATTTGAGAATAACCAACAAGACATCATACCTAACACATATACAAAATATGGAACGGTAACACATGATAGTTTAACTGGATTAACCGACAACGGAAATGTACCCAATTTAATTGTAAAAAAACAATTACCCGATTTTAACAAATCAATGTATCCTGCATTTTACAAATTAAATAATCAAACAGAGTTAGAGACAATTAAGTCAACATTATCAAGTGGTTTGTTTATCCAAGATTATGAGTATTCACCAACCAACGTTGAACAATCCACAATTATAAACCACATTAGGCAATGGTATTTGATTTCTAACGGAATGGAGGACATTGTTACCTGTGGTGGGTACTTACATTCAAATAACGTACAATTAGATGAAACATTAATGACATATACTGACAATAAGTTAAACAACATAGGTCGTTATATGTTATTCTCAAATCCAAACAGAGTTAATTCGGAAGGTATACCATCAAATTATGTGGTTAATGTAATTAACGAAGACCAATCAATAAGTGAAAAAATATCATCGAACGTGGTTATTGGGGATACAGTACAAGCGTTAGTGATTGACACATTGGATAGTAATTTTACAAGATTGGAAACTAAAAATTGGGTTTACACAGGATCAACTGAAAATTTATTATCATACACAACGGCATCTGTTATTAGTGTGTTAAATAAACCAGTTGAAGATTGGTTTAATCGTATTAACTACACAAATGGTACGGATATTGGTTCGTCATTATTACCTGTTGGTAAATTAATATTAGTTCAAGATATCGAAGGAGTTAAATTTAAAAATGTGGATGAACTTGAAATTGGGGACACATTATTTAACGGTCCAAACAATACATCTCAAATCACATCAATTAATAATGAATATTATTCTGGAAGTATGGTTATGATGGATATTGAACCATCTGACGTTTTTGTTGCGGGTACCGACACAAACGAAATTTTAAACACATTAGTAGTCCATAACTTTTGTCCTATTAAATAAATTATATGAGTAACGTATCAGTTAAAATAGTAAAACCATTAACACCAACTCAAAAAGCAACTTGTTTAGCAATCATCCAAAATGTTATTGGAATGATTAAAACAAAACATAGTTAATGTATGAAAATTTGTATTGTGGCGAACCCAAGAACGGGTTCGTCTTCTTTATTTGGGTTAATTAAATCCCATTTACCCAAAAACTATCATAGTGTTTCCGAACCATTTAATGTTAAACACATGAATTACATTTCAGATGATAGAAACCATGTCGAAATATTTGAAAATTCAGATGATGTTTTTTTCAAAAACATATGTTATCAATATCCTGCAAAATATGAAAATAAGGATAGTTGGTACGAATGGTTATTTAATAATTTTGACAAAATAATACTTTTAGATCGAAGAGATAGATTATCACAATCGGAAAGTTTTGTTTATCATGAATCTAAGAATGATTTAAATTGGAATATCCATTCTTATTATGATTTAACCAATATTGATAAATCTAAAATTGATAATAGAATTGAGGAGTTAGAAAAAGATGGACAATTTTTATTAGAAAACTCAAACAGATTTCCATTGTTTTATTATGAAGATTTGTATGTGGATAAAAACATGGACAAAATAAATGAGTTGTTTAATTATCTGAATATAGAACCGGTACAAGAGTACATGGATTTTTTTATTTTTTCAAATGCAAGAAAAGTTAGAAAATTAGTTAAGAACACAAAATTAATATAGATGGAAATTTTAAAACATTACAATCCCCAAACATTTGGATCCTCAACATTCTCATTTCCATTATCAGATAGGGTAAATCAAGTATATAACACATCAGGTAGTGATAATACCAGAAAATGTATATACACGTATAATGAATATGGATTTAGGGGAGATAGTTTTACTAAAGACGGATTTAAAGTTTTGTCTTTAGGGTGCTCAATAACAGAAGGTGTTGGGGTTAACGATAATGAAACATGGCCGTCATATTTTACCAGTAATATCCCTAATGGTGTAAATATGAATTTTGGTTATGGTGCAAGAAGTAACGATTACATATCAAGATGTCTTTTAACATTTTATGATTTAGTTAAACCAAATTTAGTTTTAATTTTTTATACCTTTCCTGAAAGAAGAGAATACATTAGAGAGGATGGTGACATCGAACCATACATGGTTAAACCTTGGGGTTTCTTTACTGAAACAAGAGAGGGAAGAATTGCTCACCAAAGTCAAACAGAGTTAATTAACAAACATTCAAATTTAATGAATTGGTATAAAAACCATTTATTAATAAAATACTTTTTAGAAAGTAAAAATTGTCCATGGGTTTGGAACGGGGATTCTCTAAGATTGAATTGTGTTGGTGACGAACATACAAGTTACCAAGAACCAAATAGATTCGATGGTGGTTACGGTTCTAACAATTTAGATATTGCAGTAGATGACATTCATCCGGGGCCATTAACACACCAAAGATATGCAAATAAACTTTTCAATTTTGTTAATAAAACATATCCAAATTTAATACCAAAGTAATGGGTAAATTGTGGGTTTTTGGTGATTCGTTAACGGCGGGTAATGGTTGTGTAAATAACATTCCTTTAAGAGATGGTGGTTATGATTATTTTAATGAATATAAAAGAGAGGGAGATGATATTTGGCCGAATATTTTAGGAGAGATGATTGGTATGGAAACAATTAATTTAGGTAAGAGTGGTGCTTGCAACGACCAAATTATCGATTTAATTATTGACAATTATTATAAATTTGACACGAATGACGTTATTATCGTAGGTAAAACATTTCACCAAAGGTTCGATTTACCAAATAGAGACAATAACGATTTTATAACGTACTATGGTGAATCTTTAAATGTACTTCATAAAGATACTAAGAACAATGAAGAAACCCAAACAATCGTAAACTATGGTGTTTTATTTTGTGATAGTGAATTGTATCGACTTAGACAAAACAAAAGATTTGATTTTTTAAAACAAACAATTAACGATAAAGTCAAATTGTTTTATGTTTGGGATATAACCGATTCATTTAGAGAAGGTATCGAAACTATTAGAGAACACACTAACAATAAAATAAAAGACATACATTTTAGTTTTAACGGACATAAACAAATGGCCGATATAATGTATAAAACAATATTTGGATTTAAAAATTTATTATAATGTTTATTGAACATATCAATAAAGACATAACATTTTACGATGGTGAAAATGTTTATAAGTACGATGATTTAATTCGTTATGTAAAATGTGCACAACATAGAATATCAAAAATATTAGACAAACCAAGCGTTATTGGATTTTGTTCGGAATCTTCATTTTTTGAGTTAACCAGTATTTTAGCGTTTTTGGAATTGGGACATAAGATATTATTTGTACCAAGAAAACACATTTTCTATTACAATATCCACGATAATTTCTTTGACCAAATTGATATCATTGTTAATTTAATTGGTGATGATATAAATGGTAGGGGTAAGTTGGTAATAAAAAAGGATTTTTTGTATTCATCCGATGAATGTGGTGAGTTAATAATTGAAACCGATAACCAAAAAACAGGGTTTGTTTTTTTAAGTAGCGGAACCACCGGAAAACCAAAAGTAATTGAACAGACCCACGCGAGATTAATTTATGCGGCACATCAAACAATGAATAGAATATGGTGTGATAATAAAAACTTCCTATTACATAGAGGTAACACAATTAATCATTTAGGTATATTCACAACAACATACTTACCATCATTATTTATCGGTGAAAATGTTAGTTGGTATTCACACAATATTACAAACGGTAAAATCAGCATCCTACATTCGGACACCAAAGAAATTTACAACGCAACCCTAATATTTCCATACCAACCAAAAGACTTAATACACTATCTACCATTTTCAAATGAAACCAAAATTATAACAGGAGGATCAACAATAAGTGACGAGTTTATAGAACAATTATTTGAAAATCAGAAAATTACATTAGTATATAATGTATACGGAGCAACTGAAATCATAACCCCAATTATGTGGAATAAAATTGATAGGGAAACAAAAAATAAAAATTTTATTGAGGTTTCAGACGGTTTAATAATTAATTTGGATAAAAATAATCAAATCCTTTCAATAGGTGGTTTTATAGATACAAATAAAGATATCAACATACCTGACACATTAAAAGAAGTTGAGGGTGAATATGTGTTTGTTGGTAGAAAACAAAATTTAATTTGTAGACCAATTAAAAAAACAAAAAATGATTCGGTAAAGAATAAAGTACATAATATTACATTAACAGAGGATGAACTATTAAAAATTTTATCGTCTGAATTGGGTGAATTTAGAAGTCCAACACCAATAATAGTAAAAAATGATTTGAATCTTGGAGAGAATGTTGAATATTATTTAATATTTGACCCCGAATTACATGTTAAAATTAATGAATTGAGTGTTGAAAAATTAAACGAAATAGTATATATATATCATGGAATTACATCTAATAATTTAGATATTCCATTAATAACTGATAAGATATTAATTAACAATTTATCTGATTTTAACAATGGATTAAAACTTGATAGGGGGTTAATTAAAAAGATTGTGATAAATAAAATAAACAAAACAAATAAAAATTTAATATAATGGGGTTTATCGAAGAAAATAGAAAACATCTTAAGGAGGCGGGTAAAGGGTACTGGCCACACTTAACATTCTCATGTAAAAAAGGTTGGGAATTGATAACTGACGGAGTAATTAGTATTTTGCACGGATTGATACCATCCTATAAACCGTTCTATAACTTAGAGAAGATTATTGCACTTTACAAGGAAGTGAAGGTGATTTATGAGAAAAAGGGGATTAAAATAGACTAAAATCCCCAAACCTATTATGGAAGACTAAGTATTTATCTAAGTATATAATACCAAAATTAGATGAATATATTTGACGCACACATATCGGGGAGTTTATCGGTATCAGCATCCGCTGAATTTTCGGGTAACATTACGGTTTTAGGGACAGTAAGCGGTTCATTCCAAGGGGATGGAACAAACATTACGAATATCCCTGCAAGTGGTGTTACCGGTTTAAACTTAACCCAAATTGCTGACGGTAATAGTACCGCCTCTATTTCACAAACAAACGGGTTTAGGGTAAATAATAACACCGAAATAACGGGTACACTTAAAGTTACTGGTAACATTGATGGAGCGGCTAACTTTAACACTCTTAGAAACTTACCAACATTAGTTTCAGGTTCTTCACAATTAACTTCGTCTTATGATACTCGTTATGTATTGAGTGGGTCAATAACTCAAACAACTTGGGATAACATTGCGAGTAAACCCGACGGAATTGTATCAGGTTCCGTACAAGTACAAATAACAGGTACAACCGGATATTCTACATTCAGTTCTTCAATTGCAAGTATCAATTCAACCCAAGACAGTCGATTAAATTCAATTGAAACTGCATCCGGTTCAATAAGAAATGATTTTAATTCTTACACAAGTTCCAACGACTCAACAAATACAACACAAAACGGTAGATTAACATCATTAGAATCATCAACAGGTAGTTTAAATGCCTTTACATCATCAACAAACGGTAGAATTAGTTCAATTGAAACGGAATCAAGTTCAATAAGAACTAATTTTAATTCATACACTAGTTCTAACGATTCAACAAATACAACACAAAATAGTAGATTAAATTCAATTGAGTCATCAACTGGTTCAATTAATACCTTTACATCTTCAATTAACACAACAATTAAAAATAAACTTAATAGTGAAAGTGTTATAAGTGGAAGTATTCAAGTAGATATCACATCAACTACAGGTTATTCAACTTTTAGTTCTTCAATATCATCAAGTGTTGGTAGTTTATCTTCATCATTAAGTACAACCAATGATACACAAAACGGTAGATTAAACAGTATCGAATCTACAACAAGTAGTTTGAATACTTTCAGTAGTTCAATTAATACTACAATTAAAGAAAAACTTAACACAGAAAGTGTTATTTCTGGTAGCGCTCAAGTAACAATTAGTAGTACCACGGGTTATTCAACATTTAGTTCAAGTATCTCAACTTCAATTGGTGACTTATCTTCATCGATTGCAACAACAACTTCAGGTTTATCATCAACCATAACAAGTTTAAGTTCGTCTTTAACTTCAAGTATAGGTACAATTAGTTCATCGATTAATACATCTATTGGTAATCTTAGTAGTTCGGTTGCAACAACAACAAATACATTAAGTTCATCAATTGCAAGTACAAATTTATCGCAAGATAATAGATTAACAACTATTGAAGGTAGATATGCGACAACGGGGTCGAATCAATTTAATGGTAATCAAACAATTACAGGTAGTTTAATCATCACTCAAAATTTACAAGTATTAGGGTCGTCCTCCATAACATACTCAACATCATCACAAATGATTGTAGAGGATAATGTTATCGTTGTAAATGCATCAACACCTGCAGAAAGATTTGCAGGTATACAAGTTTACGATTCAGGTTCCAACGGATCAATAACCGCCTCATTATTTTGGGATGGATTGAATAATAGATGGATATATCAAAATAGTTCCGAAGCTCATTATGGTGGTGCAATGTTCATTGCTGGACCAAGAAATACAGGTTCATTAGGTGATGAAACAACGTTAACAAACGGGAAAATACCAAAATCAATTGGTGGTGACCATATTGGCGATTCTATTATAACTGAATTTAGTGGTAGTATTGCCATTAGTGGTAGTTTTATCGTAACGGGTAGTATTTTATCTACAAGTACATCTTTAGTGTCTGGGTCGAATCAAGTATCTTTTAATGGAATTACGGATAAACCGTCACTTATATCTGGGTCGAGTCAAGTAGACCACAATGCAACAACAAATTACGATTCAAATAAACATATTGATCACACTGCGGTTTCAATTACTGCAGGTGCTGGTTTAACGGGAGGAGGAGATATCTCATCAACAAGAACAATTAATGTTGGTGCGGGTAATGGTATCACAGTAAATGCTGACGATATCGCAATCGACACATCATCAGCAACATTTACAACGGGTGTTAAATCAAAATTAAATAATGATACAGTACATAGTGGTTCTTATTTAGGAACCGCAACTACTGCAAATTTATCTGAGAACACTAATTTATATTATACCGATGCAAGAGTTAAAACTAAATTAAGTGCTGAAGGTGTTATATCTGGTTCCGCTCAAGTAACGGGAATTGGTAATTCACAATTAACAAATTCATCTATTACAATTGCGGGAACATCTACTTCGTTAGGTGGTAGTATATCGGCAGCAACAATTGGTAATGCGATAGGTGCATTTAGTGGTTCAGCTCAAGTATCTGGATTAAGTAACTCACAATTAACCAATTCGTCAATTACAATTGGTTCAACATCAACATCGTTAGGTGGTACGTCAACGTCACTTGCTGGATTAACGTCAGTGACATCAACGGCATTTACGGGTTCTATACAAGGTTATGCGACCAGTGAAACATTAGCAACGGTAACAGGTAGAGGTGCGTCAACAACAAATAAGTTAACGGTAACCGCATCAGGTACTGGAGGAAGTCCATTACTTAGTTTATCTGTTTCAAATGCAGCATCTTTCGTTCATGGACAAGAAACTTTTGCACCTAATTTAACTTCAACACAAGCGGTTATTAACCCAATCGGTGTTGCAGGAAGTACAAAAAATGCTGCTTATATTGGTTACAAATATAGTGGAACTGGAGGTTCAAATGATAACTTACTAACATTTGGACATTGGGGAGCTGACCATTTAATGACCATGAATGGTGCTGGTAATGTTTCAATAACAGGAACGGTAACGGCATCAAATTTATCAGGTACCAATACCGGTGACCAAACTAATATAACAGGTAATGCAGGAACAGTAACTAATGGTTTATATACTACAGGAGACCAAACAATAACAGGTCAAAAAACATTCCCAAGTGATGTTGCCAATAGACCAATCTTCGCAGGTGGTTTTTTATCAGCAGCTACGGGTGATTTAGATGTTGACATTTGGGGTATTTCTGAAGATTATTATCCATCACATGCAACGTCCGCAAATGCATGGGGTTTAAGATGGTACGGTACAGGTAATGAATTTAGATTTGTTGGAGGAGGTACTAATAGAGTTGTGATGGATATGGATACTGGTGATATCGTCTCAACAGGTACAATTAGCGGTTCTACAATATATGGTACATGGAACGGTGTTGCAATTGCAAATAGTTATTTGGCAAATTCATCATTCTATGTTGGTACGACTTCAATATCATTAGGTAGGGGTTCTGCATCTCAAACATTATCGGGAGTTTCAATTGACGGCACTGCGGCGAGTGAAACATTGGCAACGGTAACAGGTAGAGGTGCTAGTACGAGTGCCGCACTCACACTTAGTAGTACATCATTAACAATGAGTTCTCATTATTACACATTGATGTATAGTACAAATGAAACATATGTACATTTCTATCCAAGCGGCGGTAACGGTTCAAATTATAGTGCGGTTAACTGGAGATTTTGGACAACCGGAGGTAGTACTAGAGTACTAAGAGCTGCCGGTGATGGTACTTTCACATGGGATGGTAGTGTTGTTAAGACAGTTGCAAATTCATCATACTCAACAACATTCTCATCGGTCACCTCTGTAACTGTTACACATAACTTAGGTACAAAAGATGTTGCGGTGTTTGTTTATGATAGTTCAGATAATATGTTCTGGCCATCATCAATTGTAACAACAAGTACATCGGTGGTAACAATAACTTTTGCATCTTCTAGGTCGGGAAGGGTTGTAGTTGTGAGATAATTTAGTTATATTTTAAAATATGTTAAGAGAAGATATAGTAGTAAGTGGTTCATTAACAACCGGAGGTTCAACAGGACAATTAATTGTTCCTGCGGGTCCTAGAAGTGGTAGACCTGCAACACCTGATACAGGTTCGTTATATCTTGAAACATCGTCAAGTGGTAGCATCATTATGGTTTATAATGGTGTTAACAATATCGACGCGGGATGGGAACCTATTGGTAGTCAAGACGATTCAAGAATTGCATTCAAATATAGACAAATTATTACAACGTCATATACCGCTGGTGGATATAAAGACGCATCACCTTGGAAGACAGTACAAAGAACAATAAATGCAACAGACCAAACGGTTAGTGTTGGAGATTTAATGGATTACCCATCATCATATTCTTCGGGTGGTTGTAGTGCAACAAAATTGTTTATGTGGTCTGTTAATACCGATAACTTGTGGCATTCAGCTACTGACGTTAATAGTACGTACACAACAGGTATTGATATGGTTAATGAAACTGCATATGCTCATCAATCAAAGTGGGATTTAGCAAATGCAAGAGACCAACCCGGTACGTTATTCCAAGAGACATTATATGCTTGGATATTTGGTGGTTCAGTTGCTGCCGTTGAGAAATTTAATTTCACAAATGAAACCATGTATTTGAATTTATACAATGCATATTCAAGTACGAATGAAAGAAACTCATCCATTACAAGTAGTTTGGGTGGTGCCGGATTCTCCGATGAAAATTATGGGTATGGTTACGGTTCAGAAAGTGGAATGAAGTTATTCTTTGCAACGGATCACATGAATGTTAAACAACAATGGGGTGCGAGTGGTCAGCAAAAAGGAATCAGTTCAAAAGTTGGTAAAGGATATGCTGGTAACGAAGGAACTTATAACGGAGGTTATAATTTAAGAAGATGGGATTATGCAACAGAAACAAATATTGGTAATGTTGCAAAACCATATCCAAACTGTGGGGAAGAAAATTTCACTATGGGTCAAGATTGGCAATATATGATTGGTAATTATGACGGAGTACAAAATAATGAGAGTTGGAAATTCTATTATGGTACTGATACAGGCTCATCAAATGTTGCAGGATTAAAGCCAACAACACATGGTGGTATGTCATCAGGTCACTGTGGATGGAGAGCGTAAAAAAATATATTTATAAGTTATGATATACGAGAATATGGAAGTGAGTGGTTCGTTAAGAGCGGCTCAAATTATTGCGGGACCTAAAAATACAAGGGCAAATAGACCAACTAGTCCGGCCGTAGGTTCATTATTTTTAGAAACATCAGCTAGTGGTAGTTACATGATGGTTTACACTGCAATTTCAAATAACGATGATGGTTGGGAAAGAATATCATCACAACAAAGTGCTAACTTGGCATTTAAGTATAGACAAGTTATTGCATATAGTTATTTGGCTGGAGGTTATAAAGATTCATCTCCTTGGAAGAACGTACATAAAACAACCAATTCTACCGACCAAACAACCCATTTAGGGGCAATAATGGATTATCCTGCAAGTTATACTAAAGGGGCTTGTAGTAAAACAATCTTGTTTGTGTTTTCATCAAACAATGATAATGCTTGGAAAGGTCCCGATACTATACATGGAACATATACCACTGCGGTTAATATGTCTAATGAAACGGGTTACGCACACCAAAATAAATTCGACATTTCAACTGCAAGGTCGGATTTGGCTGTTATGTGGAAAGAAACTGAATTTGCGTGGATTGTTGCTGGAGGTACAACAACTGTAGATAAATTTAATTTAACTAGCGAATCTGCAGTTACAGGTTATAATTTATCAAGTTTTAACTCAAGTGAAGGTGCTTCCGCATTCTCTGATGAAAATAATGCATATGCATATAATTCAGGTAACGGGGTTAAATTTTCATTTGCAACCGAAACATTTACAAATGGTTCTGTATGGGGAGCGCATGGACAACAAAAAGGAATTAGTTCAAAAGTTGGTAAAGGTTATGCCGGTAATGAAGGTTCATATAATGGTGGGTATAATTTAAGAAGATGGACAACATCTAATGATACTAACATTGGGACGGTTGCTAAACCTGACCAAAATACAGGAGAAGAAAACTTTACTATGGGTCAAGATTGGCAATATATGTTAGGTAACTACAATGGATTACAAAATAATAATAGTTGGAAATTCTATTATGCAACCGATAGTGGTTCTGCCAGTGTATCTGGTTTAAATCCTGGCGTTAACAATGGAACATCATCTGGTGTTAATGGATGGAGAGCATAATAAGTTGATTTTTTAAAAAAAATTGTTTATATTAGTAAAAAGTAAAACACAATATGGAGAAAAATTTTGATTACGAAAGACCTGCGGATAAACTTAATGAGTTCGATAGGAATTTAATGAATGTTGCCGAAAATATATGTTTCGCATTACCAAAATATAAGGCAGAAAACTTTGTTGGTGGTTCACAAATAACACCGTACGCCAAATTAAAACAATGGTTAGTTGAATTGAGAAGTAGAGAAGATTCCGTTGAACATATGGAATATCTTAAAAGAAAAAAAGAAATTGAAATTGAATTAGAAAAGGAAAAAATGGAATTTGTTGTCGAACCTCTAAAAAAAGAATTAGTTGAATTGGCAATTAAAGACATGAATATTGATTTAAGAAAATATACAAGAAATTTACGAGATGCTTATGTTGAAAGACAACATTTCATAGATTTAATTAGGGAGTTTTTGGAAAGTGACGAAAGTAAACTTCCAGACGGTACATCATTAATTGAAGTATTTGGTAATCCATTACTTGAAGGTAAATTTGAAAAGGAATATTGGAGTATTCGTATGGCTAAACAAGCGATGTTGGATATGATTTCATACGGTAGAATCGGAACAGGTAATTTAGATTCAATCTTAATGATGTCGCCAGAACAACAACAAGAAGTTTTGGCATTAACGTCCACGTACACAGTTGCCGTTGATAGAAATGTTAATGAATTGATGGGACGAGCGGCAACTAATCAAATTGCAATATCGGATACTTTAAAAGATCAATTAAAATTAGGTACCACTAATGATACAATAAACGAAAAATTATTATAATGAAACACATTCTTTATAAATCGGGTGTTGAAATACCCGGATATGTAGTAAAATTATCGAGCTATTTAAATTATTACATCGGTAGAATACCTGATGAATATGATGACCAAAGAGTAGAATTAAAAAAAATGAACGCAATTGTTATTCCTGAAGATATTGCTCCAGGATTTAAATTTGCAGATATCTATAAAGATTACATTTCAATTAGGTCTATTTCACATATTATGGATGAATTTCCACAATTTGCTAATTCAGGTGAGACCGATGCAGAAAAGGTAAAATATTATTTAACAGATGAAGATAGAGAATTGGGTGTAAAATATAATAAATTTGTGATGTTAAAAGTTATTGCCGATAGATTCTCTGAAAGAATGAAAAATCTAATAGTAGATGCTTCGGATTTGGAACAGGCAACTTGGGAAGAACAAAAAAGAGAAGCAATTCTTTATCAATCTGACAATACCGCAAGTACTCCATTAATCGATATATTAGCAACCGGAAGAGGAATTACTAAAGAACAATTAGTTACAAAAATATTGACTAATGTTGAAGTATATAAAGTTAAGTTAGCTAACTTACTTGTTGAACAACAACAAATAGAACAAAGAGTTAAGGCGTGTCAAACAATACCTGATTGTCATAGATTAAGACATGAGAAGTTTGGTGTTAGTATGAGTTATCAACAACAATTAGACGAAAATGTTGAAACCTCACCGTTGACATTGACAATGGATTTTTAATATGAATGAAAATTATTTAGAGACATATGAATATGGTATAATAACATCAGATTTCATTGACTCTCAAACAACTAATTCCCTTTCTAATAAAATATTGGAAAGGGAATCTTACATTATGGGACTTCACGACGGAAGTAAATTACCAATGAAGATTGTTAATGATAATAATATTACAAATTATCATTCATATTACAATTTAATTGATTTGGGGTTTCCTGAAACAAACATTTTATTGTCTAAAATTAAAGAGTTGATTTTCAATCAGTTCGGTTGGGAAAATTTCCATATTAAAATGTGGGCAAATATTTTTAGGAAAGGTGATTATCTTGGGTTACACAAACATATGGATAATATAAGTCTTAAAAAATACCCTTATGCGGTAAGTGGACATTGCTTTCTTTATTCATCTGAAAAAACATACACCACGTATTTGTTTAAACGAAAAAAAATTGGTATATTTGATGGTAGTATCAATGTTGTCGACCTTGAAAACATTCCAGGTGAAATTAGTATTTTTTCATCTTACGTTGAACACGAATTCAAAAAATGGGATGGTGATTTAAGAGTTGGAATTGCATTTGATATTAACAACGAACCTGATGCCAATATTGAATGGCTTCAGAAAAGACAATTCAAATACGTTTAAATGAATCTAGTAATTAATGGGACTTGTGCTAAAGGATGTTCTTTTTGTTTCACAAAAGAGGAGGCAAGAACTAAACATACGTTAGGTGAAATGACCATTTCTAAAGTAGATGAATTGATTGAACATTATAGTCTTCATAATAGTAGGGAAGAAATTACAATATTAGGAGGTGAACCAACACAACATTCTAATTTTACGGGAATTGTTGAACATATCATATCTAAAGGGTTAAAAATCAATCTTGTAAGTAATTTTCTGTTTGGTAAAACAACCAGAGAGTTCATTATAAAAAACATCAAACATATTAGATGGGTTTTTCCAAATGCCGCTGAATTAGATGAGAAAAATCGAATGGTTTTATTTAAAAAGAATTATGATGAAATCTATAATGCTTATTTGAATACATGGGGATTTGACGAACACCCAAGATTATATTTGGCAATTACAATGTCAAGTAATTGGAAGGAAAAGAATTTTTATGAATACATTAAATGGTTATATCATCAATTGGATGGTAAGATTAATGCAATTAGGGTTGGTTTAGATTTGACAAACACATATCTCGTTAATAACAAAGAGATGGGTAATGAGATAACTAAAATACTTAAATTTGGGAAATACAATAACATAAGAATTACTTCTGATTGTCAAGTTCCACCATGTTTATGGGAAGGTAAAACAAAGGAATCTGTAATGATGAATTCTTTAGGATTTGCCACATTTAAAATACCCGAATATGAGACCATATGTGGATTTATGCCTTTGGATGTATTTCCCGATGGAAGTTCAATACATTGTTACCCATTAGAAGATAAGGTTAAAATAAATAATGTTTTGAATATTACCGGTGAAAGTAATATTTTGGAATTAAGAAAAGAATTTGATAAATTATATAAAGAAAATCATAAAAATTATACATTACCAAAAGACTGTTTAGATTGTCATTTCTATGACACATTATGTAACGGAATTTGTGGTGGATGTTTAGAAGGAGACAAACATGAGTAAAATATTTTCAATACCATTAAACCCGATGTTATCAGAAGAAGATTTCATGGGTAAATTTTATCCATTCTTAGAACAATATAAGGATTGGATTTATGATGTCTACTTTACATGTAGAATACCACCGTTCACTCAAGATGCGATGGGTACTGTGTTCAGACCAGAAGATAGAGATGTGGTGATTGATAATGCACTTCAAATACAAGAAGTGTTGGGTATTAAAGTGAGTGCGACGTTTAATAACGTTAATGTGTCTCCTAAATTTGATAACTATAAGTTATTCATTGAACATCTTAAACCATTATATGATAGAGGTTTAAGAAGTATCACGTTAGCACATGCACATTGGGTTGCAATGGGTATCAAGAAACACTTTCCCGATATGGAAGTTAAGAACACCATTTTAAGAAAGGTTGCAACAGCACAAGACTTTTGGTACAACGCAGAACAAGGATTTGATTACATCAATGTGGATAGAATCCTTATGAGAGATGTGGAAGAATTAAAGAACATCAGAAGAGCACAATTACAATTCCAACAGAAACACGGAAGATATGTAAAGATTGCGTTATTAACCAACGAAGGTTGTTTAGGTAGATGTCCAATGATGGATGAACATTATTCATACAATAACTTAAAATTAGATAACGAGTTACCATATTTCAGACATGAGATTTCCAAAGTGACTTGTGAATATAAATGGGAGAAAGAGATTAATGCGTTCTTCTTCAAGGCGGCAACAATTCCACCATTCAAGAAAGAGTACGATGAGTTCTTGAATTACATTGATGTGTTTAAGATGCACGGAAGAGATAGTTTTAATCGTTTAGATGAGACTATGGATATTATCAAAGGTTATGTTGCTGGTAACGAAACATTATCAGTTTCTTCTAATCTATATTTGGATGGTGTACCATCAGACGAACTCGATGGTTGGAGAAATAAAATAAAGAAATGTAAATTCCAATGTTGGGATTGTAATTACTGTGACATCGTTGCAGACCATAAAAAAGGAAAGTAATGGATTATATTAAACATATTGAAGATTCGATACAATGGGGGGAGTTAGAAGTGTCAAAATTAACTCTCGATATTTTAAACATACAAGGAATCACCAGTAATAA